TACAAATAATTTGTTGTCTTTTGGATTAGATGATAGTCAATCTAATACTATAAGGATTTGGCAATTAACTACTGAAGTTAATGTTAATAGAGTTTATAATATGGAAGATGAATATGTTGATGGAACTTATGCTTTATTCCAAAACGGAGATAATATATTATTTCAAAATGGAGATTATATGTTATGGAATTAAAAAAGTATATAGAATCAATGGCAAAATTAGTTATACCTACTATAGATCATATTCAGCTAGTAGAATATACTGACAAAGAATTAGATTTTGCTTATGGTATGGAAGAATACCACACAAGTTTTAGAAGAATGTTTAAACAATTAATTAGGATAATATGGCAGTAGAAAAAACTATAAAATTAAAAGTAGATAGTAAAGAAGCTGTAAAAGGTATAGACCAAGTAGAAAAAGGCGTAAAGGGTGTAGATAAATCAGCTAAAGGAGCTAAGACAGGACTTGGTGCAATGACAGGTGCAGCTAAAGGTTTAGGTGTTGCTTTTAAAGCTCTTGGAATTGGTTTAATTGTTGCTGCATTTATGAAATTAAAAGATATTTTTAGTGGTAATATAGAAACTGCTAGAATGTTTGAAAGGGTAACTTCTCAACTAAGTGCTGCATTTGATGTTATTAGAGATAGAGCAGAAACATTTATAAAAACTTTAATAAAACTCAAAAACCCTCTAAAAGCATTTAGAGAAGCATTTACAGGAACTACAGCAGAGATAAGAGAAGAAACTAAAGCTATGGCAGCTTTAACAAAACAGTTACAAACTGTAAGAGATGAAGAAAGGCAAATGCTTGTAATTAGAGCTAAAGCTAATCAGATTATAGCAGAATCTCGATTATTAGCAGAAGATGAAACTTTGACAATGGAAGAACGTCTAGTTGCTCTTAAAGCTGCGGTTGCAGAAGAACAAAGAGTAGCTGCATTAGAAATAGAAACACAACAAAAAAAGGTAGATGCCTTACAAGCCGTTATTGATTTAGGGAAATCATCTGAAGAAGATATGATTGAACTAGAAAATCAAAGAGCTAGATTAATTGATTTACAAACACAATCTGTCCTTAAACAGAAACGAGTTGTAACTGAAATTGTAACATTTGAAAAGCAAATAGAAACAGAAAGAAAAAAGAACGCTGATGCTGAAACTAAAAGAAAAGAAAAAGAAGCAGCAGATAAACAAAAGAAATTAGATAAAGATAAGGCAGATGCTGATAAAAAAGCTGAATTGCTTAGAGTAGAAAAAGAAAAAGAACTAGAAATTTTAAGGACGGCAGGAATGTCGCAACAAGAATTAGAATTAGACCAAGCTAAACAAAAGTATGATAAGCTAATTGAATTGTCTGAAAAGTATGGATTAGATACCACAGTTATTACAGATAAATACAATTCTCAAGTATTAGATATTAATAAAAAATATGCTAAAGAAGAAGAAAAGGTAGAAGAACTTACGCAAGAAAATAAAAGAAGTATAGTAGCTAATTCATTAGGACAAGTAGCATCATTATTAGGCGAAGAATCTAAAGCAGGTAAAGCATTAGCAGTAGGTCAAGCATTAATTAATACATATCAGGCAGCCACAGCTGCACTAGCACCACCCCCTGTTGGTGCAGGACCTATATTTGGACCAATAGCAGCAGCAGGTGCAGTAGCAGCAGGTATGGCTAATGTAAAACAAATACTAGCTACTAAATTACCTGGAGCAGATGGTGGTGGTGGTAGTACACCAGAGCCAAGTATTCCTAATGCTTCACAGGGAATAGGACCTTTAACGCCTAATATGGAAGCTATAGAACAACCTACATTAGGTGGAACACAACCTGCTCAAGCGTATGTAATAGAAAGTGATATTTCTAATGCACAAGCATTACAAGAAGAACTAGAAATACAGGCAACATTATAAACAAAAAACAACAATTTATATTTATTAGTATTATGGCAAAGAAAAAGAAAAAACTTATAGAACTTATTATAGACGAAGCAGCAGATATGTTTGGGGTGGATGCAATTAGCGTTGTCAAGTTCCCTGCGATCGAAGAAAATTTCGTTTTTTTTAATAATGACTTTTTATCACTTGCAAAAGTAGATGAAGAGAAAAAGCAATTAGTAGGTGCAATTTTAATACCTGATAAAAAGATTCCTAGATTAGACAAAGATACTAACGAAGAATATGACGTATTCTTTACTAAGGAAACTATTAAACAAGCACAGAAGCTATTTATGTCTAGTTTAAACAACAATAATCACACCTTAGAACACAAAGAACCAATACAGGGTTTAACTGTCGTAGAATCGTGGATTAAAGAAGATAAGAAATACGATAAATCTAATATGTATGGTTTTAATAATTTGCCTGTTGGTACTTGGTTTGTTCAAGTAAGTGCTGAAAACAATCCTGAAATATGGGATGCTATTAAGAATAAAGAAGTGAGAGGATTTAGTATAGAAGGATATTTTACAGACAAACTAATAGAAGCATCTAAAGAAATAGATATACTAGACGAGGTTTGTGAAGATTGTCCTGATGAGGTTATGCTAGGTAAAATAAAAGACATTATTCTACAGAATGAATTAAGACCTGTAGGAGCTTTAGATGGCGAACCATTATTTAGAACAAAAGAAGAAGCAGAACTATATGCTGAAATGTTTAAAAGCTGTGGAGGTAGCCATGCTCATACTGTTGATGGTATTAAGTTATGGATGCCTTGTGATACTCACGCTAACGCTACAATGAGAGAAGAACACGCAGAAACAGGAAAAAAGAAACGCAAAAGAAAATACAAGATGCTAGAATATGTTGCTTATGCTAAGAAAAAAGCTATGCTAAAGTATTCTTGGGATGATTGTATGCGAGACCAAATTAAACAATACGGCAATAAAGAAACTGCTGCTAAAGTCTGTGCAGCTATCAAAAATAGGACAGTAAAACGCTAAAGAAATAAACAATTTAAACACCTTTATATTTATTAATGTTATGGGAACAATAGAAAAAATTTTAAATATCTTGAAAATGAAAAATGAACCTAAATCTTATAGCGTCAAAATGTACGCTGAAATGAAATTAGATGATGGTCGTGTAGTTGCTACAGAAGATGAGCAATTCATGATTGGCTCTAAAGTATTTGCTGTCTCTGATGATGGCGAAGCATCTGCGTTAGAAGCAGGTAGCTACACAATGGAAAATGGAAATAAATTAACTATTGGCGAGAACTCTGAAATCCTTGACTTAGGCGAAGAAAAAGAAGCTGAAGATGTTGAAGCATCTGAAGAAGAACTTTCTGAAGAAGTAGCTGAGGAATCTAAAGAAGAAGAATTGGCTGAAGAAGCTGATGTTGCTGATTGGAAAGGAATGGAAATTAGAATTAAAAATTTAGAAGATGCTGTAGCTGACTTAAAAGCTGATAAAGAAGAAGCATCTGCTGAATTATCTAAAGAAGAATCTGTAGAAGAAACTAATGAAGAAGTAAAAGAAGATTCTGAAGAAGATAAAACAGAAATGAGTTCAGAAGTTATAGGGGAACTTATGACACAAATAGAAGAACTTAAAGGTAAGATAGTAGAATTAAGTGGCGAACCTGCTACGGAGGGTATTGCATACAATCCTGAAGGGTCTAACTTTAGTGCTACTGTCGATTTAAACAAACTGTCTATCAACGAGAGGACAGCATATTACATTAACAATAAATAATAAATAAAATGGCGAATAAAATTCAATTATCAAAAAAGCGTGAATTTGACATAACTATCACAGGCGATACTTATGCAGGTGTACACGCAATGCCTTATGTGACTGCTGCCTTGAGAAGTCCTGACACAGTTGCTAAAGGTTATGTTAGAATCTTAGATGGTTTAACAAAAAGTGCAGTAATTAACAATATAGCTTGTGCTAATCCTATTGTTGCAGGTGGCTCAGGTGCTGCTTGTGACTTTACTAGCGGAAACGATACATCAACTACTGAGCAAGTTCTTTCATTAACTGATCTTAAAGTAAATGAGGAAATCTGTAGAGGAACAATCTTCCCTACCTGGATGGGTCAAGGAATGGACAGAAATGGTAACTTACCACAAGCATTTTCTGACTTCTTATTACAAGTTGTAGCTGGTAAAGCTGCTGCTCAATTAGAAATCGGAATATGGCAAGGTGCTTCTCCTTTCGGAGTTGGTTTCTTATCTGATGATGGAACTCAAGATCAAACAGGTGCAGATGCAAGTGCTATGAAAGATTTTAGCGAAGTAGATTTCGCTGATGCTTTAGCTGCTTCAGACATCTTAACTGATATGGCTGCTGTTTATGACAAGGCTGCTTCTGATATTTCAGGAATACTTACTAAGCCAGGTGTTGGTTTCTATATGAACAACAAAACTTATGGATTCTACATTCAAGCATTAGCTGCTGCAGGTTCTAATCAAGGACAAATCTCAGGATTAGGTTTTGATGCAAAAGCTGACACAGCTACTTACTTTGGTTATCCAATCTACAGATGTCCAGGTATGTTCAACGATACTATCCTTTTCACTTATCCTGAAAACTTAGTATTTGGAACTAACCTTGCTACTGATTGGACAGAAGCTCGATTGATTCCTACTTACGAGTATGATGGTTCTGACAATGTAAGAGTTGTAATGAACTTTGCTGTAGGAGTACAAACTGCTGTAGCGACAGATGGTGTTTACGGTTCAACTGTTTGGACTTAATAGATACTTTAAATGGGGAGTTGTAATAGACTCCCCTTTTATTAACCTTTTAATAATATAATAATATGGCTTGTGATATAACAAGAGGACGATTGATAGATTGCAAAGATAGTATAGGTGGTTTAAAAGCTATTTATATTTGTAAGAATTACAATAATAATATATCTGCTGTAGCTACAATTAATACTACTGAAATGACAACAGCAGGTTTTGCTACTTGGTCTGGTGCTACAGGTAGTGCTACTACTGTCTTTAAATACGATTTAGTACAGAATCTATCTTCTCTTACGGTTAATATAAATTCTGATAATGCTAATGGTACTACTTTCTTTGAGCAAACTCTTTCTGTAGTTTTACAAAAAATAGATCACGATATGACTAATGAATTACGTCTTATGGCTTATGCAAGAAGTCAAATCTTTGTTCAAGATTCTAACGACAATGTTTATTTATTAGGAATAGACGGTGGTTGTTATGTGACTGGTGGTACAGTAGTTACTGGAACTGCTAAGGGAGATATG